CGGCGGTGAAGAACTTGCCGTACTGGGTGTTCGAATTCCTGCTGATGGCATGCGCCTCGTCGACAATGATCAGATCGATGTCACCGATTAGAGATACCTTGTTCCACACCGACTGGATGCCGCAGAACAAAACCTGGGCACGAGCGTCGCGACGCCGCAGGCCTGCCGAGTAGATACCAGCCGGCGCGAATGGAAGCAGGCCGATGAATTCCTTGAAATTTTGCTCCACCAGGCTGGCCGAGTGAGTGACGTTCAGGATGCGGAGATCCGGATAGTCGGCCAGCAGCTCCTCAATGATCTTGGCGATAACGAGTGCCTTGCCAGCGCCCGTCGGCAGAACGATTAGACCATTGCCGCCGCCCTCGGCCCAATACTTGTAGAGCGCGTCGATAGCGGCGCGTTGATAGTCGCGGAGTTGGAGCATCAGGCCGCCCTCGCCCGTAAGCGATCGCGCTCCTTGGATTCGATCTGGCGTACACGCTCCTTACCAATGCCAAGATCCTTCCCGATGACGTCAAGCGTTTCGCCCATAGCTCGACGAACGAGGATATCGCCGGTTCGACCTGGCGCTATTTCCCGCAGCGTTTCTCTGAGCGAGACGAAATCGATCTGCGTAGGCGGAACGGAGACCGCACCCATCGCACGATCGTCTTGCACCATCGGCATGTAACGAGATCTGACCTTAGCCTTGCGGCGTCCGTTCTGCGCGACGTGCCGCATGACGAGCGTAATCCAGTTGTAAAACCCGCCATCAGGACGAAATGGCGTCCAGTGACTGAGAATGTACGCGATCGTCTCCTGCAGAAGTTCTTCCTGCTCGGCCTTGTTGTTGGTCAGCTTGTAGGCGAATCGGCCCAGGTGCGGGTAGTAGCTCATGACCCGTGCGTCGAATTCGGGCGGGCGCGTGTCGGCAGGCGCATTGATAGCGGCGGTCATCGTGGTCTCCTCTTGTGTGGTGCGTTCAGGCGCTGGTGGCGCCGTCCCGGTATTCGGTGCCGTCAGGTCGACGGTAGGTGATGATCTCGTTTTCCTCGTCGACATCGAGTTGCTCGTAGCCAACCAACATCGGCGGGATGAATAAGTGCGCAGGACATCCGGCATCCTGTTCGGCGAGGCTCAATGGCTTCTGCCATCGGGCGCAATCCCATCCGGCGTTGCCATCCATCAGCGGTGTGCTGTGGAGGCAGGACCGGCAGTGGACGCGCGGCATGGACTCACCCCAGCAGACAGCGGCCTGCCGGCAGAATAAGCCGCGGAAGTCGTCCCGCTTGGTGCAGAGCCTGGACGGAGGCTCCGGCATGTTGATGATGCGCTCGATCCTGGCAACGGCGCGGATGGCGAAATCCACGTCGTAGTGAACTCGCTCGATGTGAAGATCCTCGTCGTTCTTGTTCGACATCATGTAGAGGACGCGGTTGATGCCGAGCCCATGCATGTAAAACTGGAACGTGGCGTAGTGCTCAGGCTTGCCATTTCGGACGCCTTCCTTCGCGACCTTGCGAAACACCTCCTGCTTGGCCGACTTGCACTCGACGATGTGCTCCGTCTTTGCTGCCTCAAGCAGCCCCAGTGCGCGACCATCTATCTTGCCTCTCAGGTGCCCGCCGACGGCGCGAACGCGATCCTGCTCGCCCCAGACGGTGACGCCGACCAGCTTGAGGAGATCAAGGAGGCGCTCCTCCTCGATGTTCCCCCGTTCGAAAATGCGACGCTTGCGCCAGTCGATCGTTTCGGGAACTGAGGCACGCCGGAAGGCAAGCCAGATCGCGCGATCGCATTCTACGCCTATGTCACCGGCCGGCACGCTGACGGATTCCCAGTCTTCACCCTGGGCTTCCAGCGCGTCTTGGATGGCGCGCTGGGTGGATGGCGTGGGCTTTGGGATGGGGCTCATGTTGCAACCCGCATCTTCCAGAATGCGTCGTTGTCGATTGTTTGGACTATCCGGCCGTCGACATTTCCGAGGTCTGAAACAACGTGACCCGCCTTAGACCACGTGGATCCTCCGCTCCAATGCGACCCTTCTTCGATGAGGCGGCAGTGGTTGCAGATGCGGTGAGCTGACCGGCTACCGAAGTAGTTGCCGGATCGGTAAGGCATTTCGGAAACGATGCGATGCTCACAAGCTGATTGCGCGGCTTTAAGGGCGGCGTTCAATACCTCCTTGGCCACCTTCAGTGATGCTACTGCTTCCGCTATGGATGGGGAGAGTTGAGATTCTGGCAACGGCTTCATACGTCCAATTCCTTCGTAAACAGGCATCGCGCGGGCGTTTCTGGATCCTGCCGGAACGCCGTGCACCACGGCATGCCGTGCCGGACGGTCCATTCGGGCGGCTCACCATCCCAGTAGGCTTCATTGAGGATTGAGCAGCAGCCGCCGATCTCGTCGCCGAATTCATCTTCCCAATCGCCGTCGCCGTTGCGTTTCAAGCAGTGCTGACACCAACTGCTTTCAAACCTACGGCCCTCGGCTCCATTGGCGGGCCGCCACAGCCCGCCTTCTCTTTCAGCAACGCAGGTCACTTTGCCGCCGAGAACAGCGGCGATGACGCAAGGGCCGACTGATGGCCGCGAACGTCATCTTTCATGACGTAGGTGGTCCAAATCTCCCTGCCGTTACGCGTAACAGGATGCATTTCCTGCACGTGGAAGTTCACGTCATCGATGCTGTCGGCATCAATGTCGAAATCATCCTTCTCTACCTCAGCCTCGACAGAGGCCTCTGCGGCCTCCTTCGATTCTGCTTCAATTGTGCGGCTGGACCTTCCTTGAAAGGTGTAGTCGACCATGAACTTTGCCATCGGCTAGATCCTCATCGGCATCAAGACAAGCGTCAGCCCCTCGAAGCCAACCGACGTCAACAGCCCCGGCGAGCCCGGCTCCGACAACGCCAATACGACAGGACCGGATGGCAGGACGCCAAAAATCTCGAGGATGTACTGACTGTTGAAACCAATCTCGATCGGCTCACCGCTGTACTCCGCCTCGACTTCATCGCTGGCGCTACCCGAGTCCGGATTGCTGACATGGAAAGCGACGCTTCCTGGCGCCACCGACAGCCGGACGGCCTTGCCCTTCTCAGACGATACCGTGGCAACGCGATCGGCTGCCTTCATAAAGGCGTCGCGATCGACCGTGACCAGCTTGTCGTTGTTCTGCGGGATGACGCGCGGGTAGTCAGGGAACGTCCCGTCGATCAGCTTGCTCGTGAGCGAGAACTCGCCAGCCTCGACGCGGATCTTGGATTCAGACACCGACAGACTGACAGTACCCTTGGGGATCAAGCCGACCGTCTTGCGCGGCACGATGATGCCGACGAATTTGTCCTCGGTAGACGGGCCGATGTGACGCGAAAGCCTGTGGCCGTCCGTGGCAACCGCGACGATTTTGCCGTCGACGACATGCAGGAAGATGCCGTTTAGATAATAGCGGGTCTCTTCTGTCGAAATCGAGAACGCCACGGGAGCGAACAGCGCGCCGAGATCGATATCGAAGGTGGCCGTGAACTTGCCGCCGTCGAGCGTCGGGAAGTCGCCAGCCGGCAATGTGCCCAGCGCAAACCGGCTGCGGCCTGACGTGACGATCAGCTGTCCTTTGTCCTCGGACAGCGTGACGTCGCCGCCTGCCTTCTTGGCGATATCAGACAGCAGCTTTGCGTCGACACACAAGGCCCCGGGTGTGGTGACATCGGCGGGAGCGGAATCGGTGGCGACGATATCGAGGTCCGTGCCGGTGACCTGCAGCTTGCCATCAGACGCGGAAAGCAGCACGTTTGAAAGGATCGGGATGGTGTTCCGCGCCTCGACGACGCGACCAACGTTGGTCAGGACGCGCGCGAGGTCAGCTCTGGAAATGAGCAGTTTCATGGTGATCTCCTCAGATGTGGTGAAATGGCGGGCCGCTGGTCACGACCCGCCGAGCGGTGTTAGGCGAAGAATCCGCCAGCGTAGAGCAGGCCGGAGTAAAGGCCGACATTCAGGACGCTACCCCAAAAACTCCAGGTTCCCTTCGGCTCTCCGTGCTTTACGCCTGATATCGCGACCCCGACGGCAGCAAGCGCAATCCAGGTAACCTGCGGCCAGCCCATCACTTCTTGCCCCACGGCTTGGCGCCAGTGGCAGCCGGACGACCCGCCGCAGAAGCAGCCGGCGCAGCAGCGCGAGCCGCTGGCTTGTTGTCGTTGGCAGCAGGTGCGGGCTGGTTGGCGTCGATTTCCGGAGCGGGAAGTTCGATCGCGTTACCTTGGTCGTCGGTCGCGAAGAAATACTTTTTGATCTCAGCGCGAGCCGCGTAAGTCTTCCCGGTCTTCTTGTTGGTGGATTCCTTCCCGAGTGCGATGTACGCCATGAAAGCGTGGAAATGCAGTTCCTCGCTGTCCTCGACGCCATCCATGCCAATGGCACGGCAAAGGGATGCGAACTGCTGCTGCCCAATCCGCTGCGCATCGGCGCTATTGTGCTCCAGGTTGTAGAAGCCGAACAGCTTGCGGCCCTTGAACTGCTCCGGCTCAATGACGACCATTGTCGTCTTCAGACCAGTACCGTTTTCACCGGGAACCACTTCGCTCGCTTCGATTTCCAGGCGATACTTGCCGTTCGGCAAGTCCTCAAAATCTCGCTGGGTTGTATCGTGCTCGGTGGCGTCGAATCTTTTGCCAAGTGCGGCCATGCTTCAGTCTCCTTGTGTGGTGGTTGGTGGCAAGACGGGCAGCGCGGTTAAGCTGCCTCGTCCTGTTCTTCGTCGACGACTTCCGCCGTGACAACGTCGGGCTGCTGCGGGAAGTATTGGTTCAATACCGCGAAGCCGCTGCCTTGCTTGTATCCCAGCGTGGGTTTCGGGATCTGGTAGCGATTGCCAGCAATGAAGCCTGGCCGCTCCTGGACGGCGATATTGACCTCGCCGCCGCCCTGCCCCCGCTTAGCCGTCTTTTTGAAGCCGAGATCCTCCTTGGCGATGGACACCCGCTGGTGCAGGAAGCCAATGAGGTCGGAGGCGTCGCAGATGGCGCTGCCTGCATCATCACGCAGGTTGAGCATGTAGCGCGGATAGCTGTCGGTCGTCACGCCGGGCACGGTCTTGGCTTTGACGTGTGAGATCAAGACCACGTAGTAGCCGGCCTTCTTGAGTGCGAGCATCTTCTTGATGAACTCGAGCCAGACCGCGTGCGCGGCCGCGTAGCCCTTGCCAAAGCCAGGCTCTTCGATGTCGGCCCAGCCGTTGCGCGCACAGGCTTCTGCGTTGATCATGACTTCCAGGCCGTCGAGCGCGTCGAGGACAAACGTCCGACGGTCATGCTCTGCCTCTAGCAGATAGTCAGCCTGATCTATGACGTCGCCGTACGTTTCCGATACGCCGAACGATTTCATCGGCGTTCCGGCGCTCTGGCGTTCTCCCTCGCCGGTTCGGCAGTAGTAGGGTGATGGAAATTCCGATGCCAGCGTCGTCTTGCCGAGCTTGGCGCCACCATAGATGGTCGTAATCGGCGGGTCTTTCAGTTCGTCCCATGAAATTGCCATGCGCTCTCCTTCCTAGAAATGAAACGCCGCAGCGATGATGAGGATTGCGACGAGGACCGGCACCCAATCCCACGGTGGCGGCCAGATGCAGGCGCTACTTGCCGTCATAGCGGTTCAGCCGATCGGCCAGCTTGTCGGCGAAATGGACGGCGACAAGGATAATCCCGATACCGATCCCGGCTAGCGCGATCGCTGGCACCAACGTCACGACCACCGCGACAACGCCGCCGCAGACGCCAGCGATTGCGCCCCTGCGGAGTGCGCTTGGCTGCAGCCACTTGGTTGGTTCGAAGCTGGCCGCGCCATCAAGGCGAGAGACCGGCACGTAGTCGAGTGGTGGGCGGTCGGCGTCTGTCATGCTGCGGCCTGCTGGCGGGCAGCACGGTGATAGCTGACCGGAGCGCTGGAAACGTAGCGCCGATCGACGAGCTTGGCGGTGCGGCGGGCTTCCGCCTTCTGCGCAGCCGTCCGGAATGGCTTCCGGTTCTGCATGTCGAGCTTGCCGGTGCGGGTGTAGTTAGTTCTGTGGGCTAGGTGCGAATTCATAACGTCTCCTCTGGCCGTGCGCTTGGTCGGCGCACGGCTTGTTGTGGTGATGGTGGTGGATGGTATTAGGCGGCGGCGAGGAAGTACTCGACAGCATCCTTGGCGGGCTTGAGAGCCATGCCGCTAATCGCTCGCAGCGCCTTGATGGCCGGGATCTTCTCGCCACGGGCGGCCAGGTTCTGCCATTCGTGGCCATATGCCGGCGCATCCGTCTCTCGAGTGTCGGCCAGCACGTAGATGCCGAACTGCTTGCCGCGATGGATGCCGGCAAGACGCTCGGCTTCCTTGGTGGCCGATTCTTCGCTCGCGTGGACGTAGGGCTTGTGGCTCGGGAGAGGCTGGCCGTTCTCGATCAGGGCGACGAATGGCGGTGGGTTGGGTGACGACCAATTCAAAGTAGGTGCCCGGTCGCCAAGTCGTAGTGCCGTCTTTTTCAGCGTAATGGACAGATGACGGATAGCCGTCCTGTTCGCCGCGAGCTATAGCGACAAACTCATCGCCAATACGGCAATACTGGCCTGCAGGGTTGCTGATGCAGCGAATGCGATCCCCATCCTTGAAGCCTCCGCCCGCGTCAGCGCGGTTGTCGTTGCTAGCCGCAACTTCGACAGGTGCAACGGCTGGTTCTTCGACCCATTCGGCGATGAGGTCGCGATGACTGTTGCGGCCGAGATAATGCGTGCCTGACACGTCCCACAGTGCGTAGTTCAGCACGCCTTCTGTCACGTGGTACTTGTACGTGGCGTCATCTTCCCAGTCATCGCGCAGCGGCCCGACCTTCCGGCCATCGCGCGTCTTGTAGAACTTGCCGGCCTCGATGGTGAATGTGGCCGGTGCGGGCAGCGGAGATAGTTCCGCGAGTGACCAAATGCAAAGGTTACTGGCGGTGACGTGCGAATCCCAGTGGACGCTGTACTTCAAACCGTTGAAGCCAGTGATGGTGCCGGGATCATCAGGATCTGCAGTCGCAATCACCCGATAGCCGACCTTTGGCGGCCATGCGGCGGGCACGAGTTCCAGGCGGCGATCGAATAGGCCGTAAGCGCCGCCGGTGAGACCGTCGAGGACATAATAGCCATCATCACCAATTTCCTTCACGGTGCATTCATCACCGATCTTGCCGCCGCCAGCGTCGTCGATAACGCGCACCCGATCGCCAACCTTAAACTTACCCATCACGCAGCTCCTTCCGTTGTGGTCTCAGGCGTCAAGCGCCCGCTCTTGGTGAAGTCGACGCCGCGAATGACGTTGGTCTCGTCGTCTTCGGTCGCGGTTACGGTCGGCTCGTCATCGCCGACGGCATCAAGCTCCCACTCGTGGAACTGCAGGACTTCAAGTGAGGGGCTGGCACGGATCAGAACAAGGCTTCCCGAGAAGCCGATGACGATGCCGAAAACGTTGGTGTTCATCCTGTGCTCGACGACGTCGCCGAGTTCGATGCAATCGCAATGGGGGCAACTCATGCCGCCACCTGCTCAATCGGCGACGCGCTGCGAGCGAGCGTCACGGGAACCATGCCCGAGGTCGTTGAGCATCCGCCGTTGTGCGGGACCATGGTTGTTTGGCGATTATCGTTTGCCGCGACGAGGACGCGCGACGGCTTCTCACTATCCAGGTGAACTGGTCTCATGATGTCTCCTCTTACTGTGTGGTGCGTGCGCAGGTGATGCGCGATGGCTGGTGGCCAAATTGACAAATTTGTCAATGTGTGCCATGATAGTTGATATTTACAAATTTGTCAAGGTGGTTATCTGTGTCTCGTCTCTCCCAAATGCTAGATGCCGAAGTTAAGAGGCGCGGAAAATCAGAGCGTGAGCTCGCCCGCGAGTTTGGCTGGTCCCAACAGGCGTTCAACACCTGGAAGACGGGGAGCGTGCCGCGTCAGCAATTTTACCAGCGGATTTCGGACTTCCTTCGCATTCCGCTCAGCGACATTGAGATGCTCACCGACGAGGCGCGGACATCGACCGGCAACACGAAGCTGCCGAAGATGGACCCGATCTATGGAAAGGTCGCCGACCGCAAGGAGGGGCGGTTTAGTTTTAGCGCCACCACGGATGCGGACGGGGTTGTCGGCATGCGCTACCCCCTCACCCGATACGCCATCCGCATCGACACGAAGGTGATGGAGCCGGCGTTGCTTGTGGGCACCAAGGCGTGGGCGGATCCTGCGGTCTGGCCGCAAGTGGGCAATGACGTCATCGCGCATTCCAAGAGCGGCCAGTCGTGGATTGGTCGACTGGCGTCGATCGAGAACGGTGCTGCTACGGTCGAGCACTACACCTCCGACAAGAAGGTTGTCGTGAAAGACGTTGAAGCGATCCACGTCATTGTTCTGGCCGAGCGCATTGCCGGCCGGACTGCCGCTTGACAAAATTGGCAAGATGGTGATAGGGATCGGGCGTGCCTGTGGTGGGCATATGGACCCAGCGGGCAAGACTTCGGTCTCCTCCCCGCTGTAGTACGAAAGATGAGCGCCCGCAGCGCAAGCGGGTGGTGCCGGCCTTCGGGTCTGCTGGCGCTCTTCCTCACCCCTCCCAAGCACATGAAGCGAAAAACCGCCAGGCGTCGCATCGCTGCGCTGCTCTAGAGCCTTTCCGCATTTTTTTGAATCGGATCAGATTCCCGAATCGGCTTTGTTCTGATTCACTGATGCTGGCTGGATGGAGGCAAGCATCACATGACCGCACCTTTGTCGAATGATCTTCG